GCATGGAAACCAGAAAAGAAAAACAGAGAACTCAAACCAAAGTTGGGTTATTCACGAATTGGATTGAATAATGTTTAGAGATGTAAAAGATATGACAACTGAAGAACTTGAGAAAGAACTTCAGGCAATTGAGTTATTTCAAAATGAAATTGGTAAAGTTGGCGTAAACTCTATGTTATCTAAGAGTGTTGACACATCATTTTTGGAACCAATGCAATGCACAATAACACCCAATGGCCAACTATTCAGAATTGACCGACAAGGTTTCTTGCCGAAGATGTTGGAAGAAATGTATGAAGACCGTAAGAAGTTTAAAAAGTTGATGTTGCAGGCACAACAGGAAAAAGAAAATGAAAAAGACAAATCAAAACAATACGAAATTGAAAAACGAATCGCCAGATACAACAACCTACAACTCGCAAAGAAGGTCTCACTTAACTCTGCCTACGGTGCTTTGGGAAGCCAGTATTTTAGGTTTTATGACCTACGCATGGCTCTGGGAGTCACTACAGCAGGCCAACTATCAATTCGTTGGATTGAACAAAAAATCAACCAGTACATCAACAAATTAGTTGGTACAGAAAAAGAAGATTATGTTATTGCATCAGATACGGATTCAATTTACCTTAAACTTGGTCCTCTTATTGATAAGTTTGTTAAAGACCAAACTGATACTGCAAAAGTTATCACCATCATGGATCGTATCTGTGAAGATAAAATTCAACCGTTCATTGATAAAAGCTACGAAGAACTTGCTACGTATGTAAATGCGTATGCACAGAAGATGCAAATGAAACGTGAAGGTCTGTCTGACAAAGGTGTTTGGACTGCCAAGAAGCGTTACATTTTGAATGTATATAATAATGAAGGTGTTCAATATGCGAAACCTAAACTGAAAGTGATGGGTCTGGAAATGATTAAGTCATCCACACCGTCTGCTATCCGTGAACGCATGAAAGATACCATTGAACTAATGATGAATGGTACAGAAGAAGATGTACAAAAGTTTATTGCCGATTTCAGAGAAGAATTTAAAAGATTGCCACCCGAAGAAATCTCTTTCCCTCGTGGTCTAAATGGATTAAATACCTATTCTGATTCGGTAACAATGTATAAGAAGGGCACACCAATTCATGTTCGTGGTGCAATTCTGTACAACCACAATCTGAAACAGATGGGTTTGGAAAAGAAATATCCGAAAATTCAAGAAGGTGAAAAACTCAAGTTTACCTATCTAAAGTTACCAAATCATTTCAAAGAGGATGTCATTTCATATCCTTCACGAATTCCTCCTGAATTTGGTCTTGACAAATATATTGATTATGATGTACAATTCGATAAAGCGTTTCTGGAACCAATTCGCATTATCTTAAATTGTATGGGTTGGAAAACAGAAAAGACTAATTCATTAGAGGACTTTTTTGGATGATTTTCTTTACATTCTTAACAGCATTGGCTCTATCTGCCGTTGCCGCTTATTATTCTGTTATCGGTTTGGCTGCAATCTTTCCGGGTTCATATTGGCCAATCATTATTATGGGGTCTGTACTTGAAGCAGCCAAACTGGTAACTGTATCTTGGTTATATCGTAACTGGAAGGTTGCACATTTGGGTTTGAAAACATACCTATCGGCAGCAACAATCATTCTCATGTTGATTACCAGTATGGGTATTTTTGGTTATTTGTCCAAAGCACACCTAGAGCATTCTTCGGACACTGCACCATTGGCAGCTAAGGTAGAACTATTGGACGAAAAGATCCGTGTTGCAAAGGAGAATCTAAATGCGAACCGCAAGATACTTAAACAGCTTGATGAACAGGTTGACCAAGCGTTGGGCAGAAGCAATGATGAAAAAGGTGTTGCTAATTCCGTATACATCCGCAAAACCCAGCAAAGGGAACGAGTACGCATCTCTGATGAAAACGAAGCCTACCAGAAAACAATTAGCCAACTCACTGAACAACGGTTTCCATTGCAGAATGAACTCGCTAAAGCCGAATCGGATTTCGGACCAATAAAATATGTTGCTGAATTGATTTATGGTTCAGGTGAGAAAGACATTATTGACAAGGCTGTTCGTCTTGTCATTATGTTAATTATGATTGTGTTTGATCCTTTGGCTGTATTGTTATTGATTGCGGCAAACATTTCAATGACTCAACCAAAAAAGGTGGATCCAAAACCTAAGAAAGAATGGGATTCATTCTTCAAGGGTAATACAGAAGAAAAACCAACCAAAATAGATGATATCGACATTCCGGTTTTTACAAAATCACCTGATGTTGAATCTAAAACTGTTGAGGTGGAAAAAGATAATCTAATTGTAATTGATGGTGCGACAGAAGAAATGATACCTCCAATTACAAAGACTAAGTATGATTATACAGATAACTATTCATTTCGTGAAAAGGATAAAAAATGAGTATTCTTGACAAAATTAAAAAGAACAGTTCCATCAAGGAATCTGCAATTCTCTCCAAATCAAAATTCTTTACGCAGAAGGACATGATTCCTACGGCAGTACCAGCAGTCAACATTGCACTGTCTGGTAAGTTGGATGGTGGCCTTACTCCAGGTCTTACGATGTGGGCTGGGCCGTCAAAACATTTTAAGACTGCATTTTCATTGTTGATGGCCAAATCTTATTTGGACAAATATGAAGACGCTGCATTACTATTCTATGATTCCGAATTCGGCACTCCGCAGTCTTACTTTGATTCTTTTGGTATCGACACAGAGCGGGTGCTCCATACTCCTATTACAGACATTGAACAGTTGAAGTTCGATATTATGAATCAACTCACCAATCTTGAAAGGGGTGAGCATGTTATCATTGTTGTAGATTCCATTGGTAATTTGGCTTCTAAGAAAGAGGTTGAAGATGCACTCGACCAAAAATCAGTAGCTGATATGAGTCGTGCAAAACAAGTTAAATCTTTGTTCAGAATGATAACACCGCATCTGACTATGAAAGATATTCCGATGATTGTTGTCAATCACACCTACAAAGAAATCGGAATGTTCCCTAAAGACATTGTGGGTGGCGGAACAGGTTCTTATTATTCTGCCGATAACATTTTCATTCTTGGTCGTCAACAAGAAAAAGATGGTTCTGAAATTACAGGTTACAATTTCATAATCAATGTGGAGAAATCAAGATATGTCAAAGAAAAATCTAAAATCCCTGTCAATGTTTCTTTTGACGGCGGTATTAACAAGTGGTCTGGTTTATTGGATCTTGCACTTGAATCCAAGCATGTTATCAAACCTAGCAATGGTTGGTATTCGAAAGTAGATTCTGATGGTGTTTTGGAAGATAAAAAATACCGTGAGAAAGAAACCAACACTGCTGAATTCTGGTTACCAATTCTAAAACAAAAATCCTTCCGTGATTTTGTTGAGAACAAGTATCGTGTTGCTGCATCGGAGATTATGCAAGACACTGACATTGAAAATGCATTTGATGTGGAGACAACAAATGGAGCTGATTGAAGGACAAGATTATTGTTTCATCTATCCCAAGGATGATGGTACAGCAGTACACATTAGATTCCTACAGGGACCATACAAAGATACCGTTTTCAAATATGGTAAGGTAAAGTTTGAAGAAAGACACAACAATGTCTATTTACTTTTTGCTTACGATGTGATAGAATCTACAGTTATGAAACCCAAGAAATTGGAAAAAGACGAAACATTTAAGAACTACATTGGTGACTTATTGGTTGAATTAATGTCAAGCAATATTGAACAGGATATTATTGATGAAACTGGAACAAGCGATACTCAAGAATCTAATCTATAATGATGAATATCTACGTAAGGTATTACCTTTCCTAAAAGCAGAGTACTTTACGGATAGAACCGATAGAACAATCTTCAAAGAGATTACCGAATTTGTAGAAACTTATAATTCTACACCAACGGTTGAAGCACTAGAACTGGCCGTCAAAGAGAAACGGAATCTCACAAACGAAGAAGTGGAAAAGTGTGAAGACTGTCTAAAAGAAATTGTCAAAGCCAAGGATGAACAATCTAAACTTGAATGGTTGATTGACAAAACGGAAAAATTCTGTCAAGAAAAAGCCATTTACAATGCAGTCTTGGGTTCTATTTCTATCCTTGATGGCAAAGATAAGACACAAGATAAAGGTGCAATTCCTAAGTTACTGTCTGATGCACTAGCAATCAGTTTCGATAACTCCGTTGGTCACGATTATCTGGAGAACACCGATGAACGATATGATTTCTATCACAGACATGAAGAAAGAATACCATTCGACTTAGATTACTTTAACAAAATCACAAAAGGTGGTCTACCAAATAAAACTCTCAACATTGCTTTGGCGGGAACCGGTGTTGGTAAGTCTCTTTTCATGTGTCATGTGGCCGCTGCTTGTATGGTTCAGGGCAAAAATGTACTTTACATTACGATGGAAATGGCTGAAGAAAAAATTGCAGAACGTATTGACGCCAACCTGTTGAATGTTACACTAGATGAATTGGTTTCTTTACCAAAAGACTTGTTTGATAAAAAGATTGCAAGACTCCGTGAAAAGACTGTTGGTAAACTAATCATCAAAGAATATCCAACTGCATCAGCTTCTACTACACACTTTAGGACATTACTAAATGAACTTAATCTTAAAAAGTCTTTTAATCCTGATATTATTTTCGTTGATTATCTTAACATCTGTTGCAGTTCACGACTCAAGGCAGGTTCGAACGTCAACTCCTACACCTACGTCAAGGCCATTGCCGAAGAATTGCGAGGTCTTGCAGTTGAGTTCGGACTCCCAATCGTCAGTGCTACGCAAACTACAAGAAGCGGGTACACTTCATCTGACCCCGGGTTGGAGGACACAAGTGAATCTTTTGGTCTGCCAGCAACCGCAGACTTGATGTTTGCTCTTATTTCTTCCGAAGAACTGGAACAAATGGGACAGATTATGGTCAAACAATTGAAGAATCGTTATAATGATCCAGGTTATTACAAACGATTCACATTGGGTATTGACCGTGCAAAAATGAGACTGTATGATATTGAACAATCAGCACAAGATGGATTAGCTGATGCAGGCATCACACCACAACCAGATAAACCACTAAACAGTTTTGGTAATCGTGAAAAACCAATGAAGAAGAGCTTTGATGGATTTAAAGTTTGATGAAGCACTACATTGTGCAAAAGTATTTGAAGATTACTTTGGCAAATTCGACCGTATTGATGAATACATGAGAGACCAGAAGTTGGCTTCTCTATCAGAATTGCCAACCAATCCTTTGTTTCCTTTGGAAGATGAATTGTTTTCAGATTTCACAATGCATCCCAATGACATGAATTTTGATGTTATGCCCATGCCACAATCAGAGTGGGAAACATTACTAAACATTACATCGTCACATATCAACATTTCACCTGTTGGTCGGCAGATTCGTTTGGGTGTCAAAGAAACCAATACCAATAAATGGGTTGGTTTCATTCGCCTTGGTTCTCCTGTTATCAACATGAAACCTCGTAATGAATTACTTGGTCAAGTCTTCACACAACAAACTGAGTGGGCAAAACGATTCAATGATTCGGCTTTGATGGGTTTTGTGATTGTACCAAGTCAACCGTTTGGTTATAATTATCTTGGTGGTAAGTTGTTGGCTGCAATCTGCACCTCACATGAAGTAAGAAAACTTGCATATCATCAATATGGAATGAATCTTTGTTTGTTTGAAACGACTAGTCTTTATGGTTCTTCTAAGACAGTTTCACAGTATGACGGAATGAAACCATATATTCGTTACAATGGTTTGACTGATAGTGATTTTGTTCCCATGATGCATGGGAAACCCTATGAGAACCTAAAGAACTTTGTGGAGGATAAGGTTGGTGATATTGTGGATCCGGATGCTTCTAGTAAGAAACTTAAGATTACCATGAGAATCATAGCACTTACTAAAGCAGCTTTAAAAGGTACACCTGAAGGACTGACATTCATCCAAACGATTGAGAAAGCAAAAGGGTTGACAGAACAGAAGCGTTATTACCATTCTGATTATGGTTTCAAAAATATGAAAGACTATATCAATTGTAAAACTGATGTCCTTTTACCTGGTGAAAATTATGAGAAACACCACATGAAGAATCTGGTCGAATGGTGGAGAAAGAAAGCCATCAATCGTTACGATACACTAAAATCTGAAGGTCGATTGAGAACCGAAATGGAAGTCTGGACCTCAGGAAAAGATATTCAGATTATTAGATAAATACTTTTATTTAAAACATTAACAAAATGTCCGCAAAATCAGATTTACACGAACACGCTGTCGCTAAAAGTATAGACGCTTCAATTAAAGGACTTTCAGCCGAAAGACCCAAAGTTGCAACGTCATTTCCTGATGTGAAAGTCGAATACAAGAACTTCACTGGAACAAATGCTGTTTGGGTGGAAGTTAAAATGAATCACACAGATAATTTGATGAATCCCAGATTCTCTTATATCAACGGTAAATGGGTTACACCAGATTCATACAAATCACCAGCGACAGATATGTTGTGTGACATATGGAATAAAAATAAAGAAGTCAAAGAATGGATTGAAGGTTTAAAAATATTTCTTGTTAAAAACAAATGGAAAGGTGATATTAAAAAAATGTCATTATATTCCAGTAAAACAGAAAGAAACAGAGATCCAAATTCAGTTTCTTTAGACTTAATGAAAAAATATTTAAAATCTTTACCAAACAAAAATATCTGTAAAGTTCAAAATATTGATGTTGGCACATTAGTATCAACACATTATTTAAAAGGAAAAGCTGCAGCTGCATATTATTTAAGTTCTGGTGATGACTTTTACCAATTCAAATTGAGTGGTGTTAAAAATAATCCGTTAAAAATACCAGATGTACCAGTATTTGAGGGTATGAATCAAATTATTCTCCGTGTTGGTGATAGAAGTGACAATTTTGAAATTCAAGCTGAGGTCAAAGTCAAATCATTAAAAAGCAGTAAATACTCTGTTGCACCAGGAACAAAAAAAGAAAATCCATTTAGATATATTAAAGTATGAAAAACAGTGTAGAGATTGATGATGATGATTTTGGTTTCTCAGCTATATCAGCCGAAGAATATGAATCTAGAATAACAAAGGCAGCAGAGTCTGCTGCAGCACCTATTGAAGAATACAAGAAAAGACTAGAAGATGTAGAGAAAATGGTTCTTCCGTTTCTACTAAAACTCCGTGACACTGGAGACAAAGAATACATATATTGGCCAAACAGAAAAGATATTATTGACAAACAAATAGATAAATTAAAGAAACTGACTAGAGGATGATTTATGAAAGCTACGGTGATTATACCGACCACTGGTTCACCAGAGGTCATACATGCTATTGAGTCTGTACTAGACCAAGACATTGAGACACAGTGTTATGTTGTTTGTGATGGAGACCAATACAGAGGTAAGGTCAAACCAATCACAGACCGAAATGCAGGCAATCCATTCCAAAAAGTTGTTTACCTACCAATTAACGTTGGTGCAAACGGCTTTTATGGACATAGAATCTATGCTGCATTTACCCATCTAATCAATACTGATTATGTCTTTTACCTGGACCAAGACTGTTGGTTTGAACCCAACCATGTGAGAACTTGTATTGAGACTATTGAAAAAGACAACCTGGACTGGTCCTATTCACTCCGTAGAGTTGTGGACAAAGAAGGTGAATATGTCTGTAATGATGATTGTGAATCACTTGGTAAATGGCAAACATATCATGGCATAAACCATATTGACACTAATTGTTATTGCATTAAAACCTCGGTTGCGATAAAATTAGCACAAGCATGGCATGGCGGTTGGGGGCAAGACCGTGTTTTCTTAGGTGCCATGTCACAACACTTTCCTAGATTTCATTGCACAGGTGAATACACAGTAAACTACCGTGTCGATGGAAATCCAGGTTCCGTGTCAGCAGATTTCTTTTTAAATGGCAATGAAGTGATGAAACAAAAATATAATGGAGTTTACCCATGGCGCAAGATTTAATTATTGGTGGTGTTCAGAACTACGGTATCAATCAACTGAAACCATGGGTCGAATCAATTGAAGAACACATTCCTGACGCACATAGAGTTTTGTGTGTCAATAACATTACAGATGAAACTAAAAAATGGTTATTAAACAAGGGTTTCGAACTCGTTGATATGCCCACGGTTCAGATTCCCGTCCATGTTTTGCGTTTCCTTTCCATCTATGAATACTTAAGAGAGAATGAGGGCAAGTTCCGTTATGTCATTACAACTGATGTAAAGGATGTTTATTTTCAGAAAAATCCTTTTGAATATTTAATTCAGGAAAACATCGGTATAAATGGCAAAAAATTGATTGCAGGTTCCGAATCTATTCGTTATAGAGATGAAGGATGGGGAAATGAAAATCTATTGCAAGCATATGGACCATATGTACACAATCTGTTCAAAGATAACATAATCTATAATGTCGGTGTTTTGGCTGGTGATGCAGAATATGTCAAAGACTTGGTATTCAATATCTTCATCAACGGTATCAATCGTCCAATTTCAATCGTAGACCAGGCAGTTTACAATGTACTAATCAATACACAACCATACAAGAATGTTGTCTCTTTTAAATCACAAGAAAATCCTTGGGCAGTACAACTAGGAACAACGGGTGATCCGTCCAAGATTGAAGGGTTCAGACCATTCTTGACTGATAAAGAACCAATTTTCGATTTCGAAGATGGTTTGGTGAAAACAAGTTCTGGTCTTCCGTTTTACATTGTGCATCAATATGACCGTGTTCCTGATTGGGCAGAATTGGTGAGAAAGAAATACAATCAGGAAAATCCAAATGAATATTTTACATATAGGGTATAAAAATGAGTGACATTATTACAATTAACACTGAAACACAAGCATGGCAAAATTTCCCTGGCAAAGAATTCAAATGTTCTGGTCAAGGCTTAGGTGAATTATCTAGAAAATATCTTGAACCTAAAATGTTGGAAATTGGTTGTGATATCGGAGACACATCCGAGTTTATGATGCGTTCTCATCCAAAGTTGCACTTGACTGCAATTGATCCATATGAAAACTACATTGATTGGAACGGAAACAATCTGAATGAGCGTGAAGAAGTCTACAATAGAATGGTAGAAAGAATGAAACATTGGCCAGACCGATTCGATTTGATTCGTATGACCTCTGATTCTGCCGTCAGCATTTTCAAAGATGAAGAATTCGACATTATCTTTATTGATGGTCTACACACCTATGAACAACTATCTAAAGATTGTGTAAACTACTATCCCAAATTGAAAAAAGGTGGTATCTTTGCAGGCCACGACTTTAGAGCAATCGAAGGCGTCAATAGAGCTTGTACCGAGTTTGCGGCAAAAGTCGGTAAAGATATCCTAACAACAGACAATGATGTTTGGTATTGGATTAAAGACTGATGAAAAAATGTATTGTGTTGTCTGGTCAATACAGAACTTTTGACCAGACTTGGAAAAATATCAGAAACTTTATCGACTTGAATCTGTTGGATGTATATTGTCATGTTTGGTCAACAGACCAGACAGAGATTGATAATATCACTGACAGATTGATGCCGAAGAACCTGCTTGCTGAGGATAACTCATTATTTCTTGATACATTCCAAAAAATAGAAGATAACATTCTAACCAATAACCCAAAAGGTCCAAATCAAGATAGGTTGGCTGGGAACGCATCAATGAACTATAGTCGAAAGGCAGCATTTGATTTAGTTCCTAAAGATGAATATGATACAGTTATTTACTGTCGGTATGATATTGGATTCCACGAATTATTTAGATTTGATGGTGTTGACAGAATTGTTACACCGTTAGAAGAATCTTATAATTTGATTTCGGATATTTTCGCAATCATGCCTATGAAAATGGCAAAGAGTTATTTTCTGTATGATGAATATGAGAGATTACATTCAACTCCATGGGAACCTGAATTCTTAGACTGGTTAAGAAATGTCAAAAAATATCCAGAACAAGATGTACAAACACATATACATACAAGATACTGTCCTCATTTAATGTTGATGCGAAACATTATTATGAACGGACATAATTTTACGTTGATTGATTTACCTGTTTATTTACAAAGATGAAAATTGCATTATGTTTCTGTGGTCAAGCAAGGTCTTACGATATTGGTTATGACTATTACTGGAAGAATTTACTTGTACACCACGATGTAGATATCTACATTCATTCTTGGAGATTTGAAGAAGCAAACAAATTCCTGGAAGTGTTCTTGCCTAAAAAATATCTATTGGAACTTCCTTTGGTTGGTGATTATGATATTAAGTACACAAGAACACCAAACATACACAAGTGGCCACCTAGATTTACTTACAGTGCATTGTATTCTATGTACAAAGTGAATTCATTAATTGAAGGTGAATATGATTGGATTATTAAGACACGAACTGATTACGCATTGAACACCATTATACCGTTTGATGAACTTGACAACTCAAAACTATACATTCCAAATTGTCGCATGGTGCCGGAACGGGATTTTGGTAATGACCAGTTTGCATTTGGTTCACAAGAAACAATGAACAAATATATGTCAACTTGGAAATACATTGATGAATATTATGATGCGGGTGTACAGTTTATTGGTGAAGATTTAATGCAGGCCAATCTACGAAAACATGGACTGGTTGGAGATAATCTAGTTTATGTAAACATGAACAATCCATTTCCTCCAGGACCACACAATGGAACATGGCATTCCTTGATTCGTGATGATTATGACCACTGGACACAGACTAGTAAAACAATTTAATGGTCATTCTGGTTCCAATGTTTTTCTAAGAGAATGGCCAGGTGGTGGATTCTACGTTGAAAAAATAGGCAATACAGAAAGAAACCATGAAAGAATGACCGCACTTCTTGATGCCGGTTATCCTGTTCCGAAAATATACTATGTGGAAAAAGACTATCTGATGATGGAATATATCCATGGACTTGACATGAAGAACTATTTGGTGTATAATACCACTATGTCTTTGTTGGGTTTTCTGATTGACACATTAGATTGTTTTTCTCAAGGTTCCAGAAGTAAAGACTACACAGAAATCTACCACAAAAAACTGGATTGGTTGCCACAAGATTTCCTTTTCACCAAAGATGAGTTGATTGATAGATTACCAAAGGTGTTACCACAATCAACATATCATGGTGACCTGACACTTGAAAATATATTGTATACTGATCCAGGATTTCACCTCATTGACCCTGTTACGATTGAATATGATTCATACATATTTGACATTGCAAAACTAAGGCAAGATGTGGAATGCAAATGGTTTCTAAGAAACAGTAATGTTCATTTGGACACTAAGTTGGAAATCATAAGAGATAAATTGAAAGAAGAATATCCACAGGCATTTGACAATTCTCTATTGATTTTGATGTTGTTGAGAGTTTTAAAGCATTGTGAAAAGAATGATACTAATTATCAGTTTTTGATGAAAGAGATTCATAGATTATGGAAATAATTGTACCTGCAGCTGGACTGTCAACCAGATTCCCAGACATGAAACCAAA